AACTTGAGCTGTAAGGCTCATTTTTATTTTGAAAGGGTGATTAGTTATGAGTAAAAGGTTACGTGAACTATTACAGGCCTTGGAAACAGAGAAGGCAAAGGTGCGAAGTTTACTGGCAGAGGACAAAGTTCTTGAAGCAGAAAAGGCCATGGAGGAAGTCCGCTCCCTACAAAAGCAAGTGGCCCTACAGCAGGAACTTGAGGCATTAGAAGAAACAGATTTAAGGGATGCTACTCCTGTTAACATGGCTAACCAAACAGCTGCCCAATTGGAAGAGGAATATAAAAGGATATTTTTAAAGGGTTTAAGAAGGCAGAGGATTACTGCCGATGACCATAGTATTATCGAGGAATATAAAAATGTGATGCATGAAGGTGGGGTAACTACTGACCCTGATGGGGATACAGGAATAATTGTTCCAGAGGATGTCCAAACAAGGATTAATAAATTAATGAGGACCCTAAATGATTTATCCCGCCACATTAGGATAGAAAAGGTAAACACTTTATCTGGCTCCAGGGTCCTAGAAAAGGATGAAGATATGGTGCCCTTTGCTGTAGTAGATGAATATGGAGAAATTGAAGAGATTGACAATCCTAAATTTACTCCTGTTAGCTACCAGCTTATTAAAAGGGCTGGCTTTCTACCTTTAACCAATGAGCTATTAAAGGACACAGACCAAAATATTTTAGCCTATGTAACAAACTGGATTGCTAAAAAGCATGTGATAACTAAAAACAGTTTAATTATTTCTATCTTAAACAGCTTAAGTAAAAAAGGCTTAAAGGATATAAAAGCTATTAAAAAAGTTCTTAATGTGGATCTAGATCCAGCAATTAGTTTATCTAGCACTATTATCACTAACCAGGATGGCTTCCACTGGCTAGATGAACAGGATGATGAAAACGGAAGGCCCCTTTTGCAGGAGGATATTACAAGGCCGGGTAAAAAGCTGTTTAAGGGCAGGCCCATTGTAGTGGTGGCCAATAGAACCCTACCTTCCACCGGAACCACTACTGTTAAGGCTCCTTTCATTGTAGGAAACTTTAAGGAACTGATGGTGCTATTTACCCGGGGAGTTTATGAACTGGCTTCCACTAATATTGGTGGAGATGCTTGGAGAAGAGATAGCACAGAACTTAGAACCATTACCAGGGACGATTGTGTGAAGTGGGATACAGAGTCTGCAGTATTTGGACAACTGACAATTTCCACCGGAGCATAAGGGGGCGGGACTTTCCGCTCCTTTCCCTTTAAGGGGTGAGTTAATTTGATTATTACACTGGAAGAAGCAAAGATGTATCTCAGGGTAGACAGCACCGAAGAAGATAATTTAATAGAATCCTTAATCGATGCCGCTGAAACCTATCTTGAAAATGCTACTGGTAAAACCTTTGACAGTTCAAACTACATTGCTCGGTTATTTTGTCTAACCCTAGTTACCGATTGGTATGAAAACCGAGGGCTAGTAGTTGGCAAAGTAGGAGAAGGGATAAGGCCGGTTATTGAAAGTCTTTTAGCTCAGCTAAACTACTGTTATCCGGAGGTGGTGGAATGAACCCAGGGGATTTAGACAAAAGAATAACCCTACAAAAATGCATTACCACCACTAATGAAAGCGGTTTTGAGGTGGAAACTTGGGAGGACTTCAAAACCATCTGGGCGGCTGTCAGTAACCTTCATGGCCGAGAATACTTTGCTGCTGCCGCTGTTCAGGCAGAAAACACAGTGAAATTTACCATCCGCTACTTGCAAGGATTGGATACGACCATGCGGATACTTTTTCAAGGTAAACAGTATAACATCACATCCATTGATAACATCAAATACCAAAACCGCTATATTGAAATTAAAGCCCAGGAGGTGGTGGGTAGTGGCTAATTTAGAATTAGAGGGCGTTGAAAACCTAATCACAGAGGTAGAAAAGCTAGGCGCTAAAGGAAGCAGGATAGAAAACAAAGCTTTAAGGGAAGCAGGAGAAGTGGTGAAAGAAGCTATTAAACAAGAAGCACCTGAAAGAACGGGGACCTTAAAGAAAAGCATTGAAACCTCTAAAGTTAAAACTAAAGACGGGGTTAAGCATGTGGAAGTAGGCCCGGGTAAAGATGGCTGGTATGGTAAGTTTGTGGAATTTGGCACGGTCAAGATGAAGGCTCAACCTTTTATGGCCCCCGGCTATGAGAAATCTAAAGATAAGGCCATGGAAAAAATAGCAGAGGAATTAAGAAAAGGGTTAGGGCTATGAGCATAAATCAAGATGTAATGGAGGCCTTAAAAGATACTGGAGTGCCGGTAAGCTTTCAAACCTATACTGGAACTGCTGATGCCTACATTACTTTTTTCACATATCTAGATAAACCAGAGCAACATGCTGATGATAAAGAAACCATTACCGGTCACTATGTACAAGTTGATGTTTGGAGTAAGGGAGACTATACCGATTTGGTGAACGCTGTCCATAAAAGGATGCTAGCGGCAGGGTTTATAAAACAGAGCTTTTATGACCTTTATGAACAGGATTTAAAGATCTATCACAAAGCCATGCGATTTATTAAGGAGGTGCTGTAAATGGCACAAGTAGGATTAAAGGATTTACATTTTGCTATTTTAACTCAAGACACAAAAGAAGGATTGACTTATGAAGTGCCGGAAGCCATGGTGGGTGCAATTAACGCTACCATTAACCCGGCAGTGAATACCCAGGAACTTTATGCCGATGATCAGCTTTGGGAATCGGTATCTGCTTTAGGTAAGATTGATGTGGAAGTGGAGACAGCAGATTTACCCCTCGATGTTAGAGCCAAAATATTAGGAAATAAAATTGTAGAAGGGGTGCTGGTAGAAAACAAAGGAGACATTGCTCCCCATCTAGCACTTGGCTTTAAAAGTTTAAAGTCCAATGGGAAGTACCGCTACATTTGGCTTTTAAAGGGTGTGGCACAACCTATGGCAGAGGATTATTCGACTAAAAAGGACAATGTGGAGCATAAGACACCAAAGATAAAGTTTACCTTTATGCCAAGGCTCCATGATGGAGATTGGAAGAGAACTGCAGATGAGGACAGTGAAAACTTCATGGGAGCCGCTACTTGGTTTGAAAAGGTGCCTGGCGATACCACAACAACGGGGGTGTAATAGATGGATATTACCTTAAAACTGGATAATAAGGATAAAACTTTTACGGCAGGTTTTATATCTGCGAGAATGGTAAGAAGAACCATTGCCATATCCCGGGATATCAATTTCGACAACATTTCTCCCGAGGAACTGGACAAACTGATGGACTATATTGTGGAGCTCTTTGGAAATCAATTTACCCGGGATGAGCTTTACGATGGTTTGGCCTCTAAAGACTTAATCCCTACTATCACCAGATGTATCAATGAAGTGGTGGGAGCTGTAGGTGAAGCTACAACTGGTGAGGGAAAAAACGAATAAAGGGGAACACCATGGAGCCCCAAGAGTTTATTGATAAGCTTTATCTGGCCTTACTGGAGCAAGGGTGGACAATGAATGATATTGATACCATGGATATTATCTACTATTTGAAACTCCTTAATCGAAAAAGGGGAAATGAAAAAGTGTATATAGACAGCATACTTTAAACACCTCAGCTTTTTACTTTCTCGCTCAAATTTATCGCAATCACAGCGTAAAAGTAAAAAATGATTGATATGTCTAATGAAGATACAGCACTTGTAATGGGTGCTTTTTTTATGCCCAAAAGGTGGTGAAATCATGGCAAAGGAAATCGGGCAGTTAAATGTAAAAATCGGATTGGATAGCACTGGCTTTCAAAACGGTATCTCGAGCCTAAACCGAGAAATGAGAAAAGTGCAATCCGAATTTAAGCTAGCAAGTGCCGAGATGGGTAAGCATGGCAAAGAGCTAGACGGCCTAAAACTTAAATCTGACAGCTTAACTAAACAGACAGAGCTACAGCGACAAAAGGTGCAGGCCTTGGAGGCGGCTCACCAAAAGTCAGTAGAGACTAAAGGCAAGGATGCCAAGGCTACCCAGGATTTAGAGATAAAACTAAATAAGGCAAAGACGCAACTTGCTTATATGGAGCAGGACTTAAAAAAGCTAAACAAGGAAATCGAAGTTCAATCCTCCGCTTGGGGTAAGCTTTCCAAGAGCCTTGAGCCTATTGGCCAGAAGATGCAGGATATCGGTAAGAAGATGGAATCGGTGGGTAAAAACCTATCAATGAAGGTAACCGCACCACTAATGGCACTTGGAGGTGTAGCGGTAAAGGTAGGCTCTGATTTTGAAGCTGGGATGAGTGAAGTTCAAGCTATTAGCGGAGCTACCGGTAACGATCTAGAAAAGCTAAAGGAAAAGGCCAAAGAGATGGGAGCTACCACTAAATTCAGTGCTTCCGAATCTGCCGAAGCCTTAAAATATATGTCCATGGCCGGCTGGGAAACAAATCAAATGCTGGATGGTTTAGAGGGAGTTATGATGTTAGCTGCGGCCAGCGGAGAAAATTTAGGGACTGTTTCCGATATCGTCACCGATGCTCTCACTGCCTTTGGCATGGAAGCTAAAGAGGCCTCTGAGTTTGCCGACCTTTTGGCCAGTGCATCTAGTAATTCCAATACAAACGTAGCACTTTTAGGGGAGTCCTTTAAGTATGTGGCTCCTCTTTTTGGTGCTCTTAATTACTCAGCCGAAGATGCAGCTTTAGCACTAGGCCTTATGGCTAATGCGGGGATTAAAGGTAGCCAGGCAGGAACTTCCCTTAAAACTGCCATTGCCAATCTAGCTAATCCCACAGATAAAATGGCAGGGGCAATGAAGGTTTTAGGAATATCCATTACCGATGCCAACGGGGAGATGCTACCTTTCAAAGATGTCATGGATGAGCTACGGGTTAAATTTGCTGATCTGTCCGAAGAGCAGCAGGCCCAATATGCAGCCACCATTTTTGGTAAGGAAGCCATGTCGGGTATGCTGGCCATCATTAACGCCAGTGAGGAAGATTATGAAAAGCTTACTCAGGCTACTAGGGAATATAGCGGTGTGGCCAAAGAGATGGCGGAAACCATGGAGGATAATCTTCAAGGCGGTATTACTAAATTAAAGTCAGCCCTTGAAGGGGTGGGGATACAAATATCTGAAATCCTTGTTCCCCATCTGCAAAAGCTGGTGGAGAAACTTCAACAGGCAGTAGACTGGTTTGCTAATCTCTCCCCAGCAACCCAAGAGACTATTGTTAAGGTCGCTGCTTTGGCTGCTGCCATCGGCCCATTGCTACTTATCGGTGGCAAACTTGTAGGTGGTATTGGTGCTGTCATCGGTGCAATATCCACAGTATCCGCAGCTTTAGCTGTAGTAACAACCGGGGCGGCAGCTGCAACACCGGCCATCGGAACGCTGGCCACAGCCTTTACAGTTCTAACCGGACCGGTGGGTATTGCTGTTGCGGCTATTACAGGACTCACCGTAGCAGGAGTAGCTTTGTATAAACATTTAAGTCAGGACAGCATTCCAGCAGTTCAACTATTCGGTGATGAAGTATCTGAATCTACCCAAAAAGCAGTGGGTGGCTTTCTTGAACTAAACGATGAAGTAACCCTAGCCTTAAATCAATTATCCTGGGGTAGCCAGGAAGTAACGAAAGAAATGGCAGATAGCATTGCCGGGAACTTCTCTAAAATGGCCAAAGAGATTCAAGCCGGCCTTGATAAGCATCATAAAGAGTCTTTAGGAAAGATACAGGGTTTTGTAAATAACAGCACCTCTCTTTCCGAGGAAGAGCAGGAAGAAATTCTAAACAGTATGCAACAGGGGTATGAAAATAGGAAACAGGCCATCGTTGACGGGGAAGCCAGGATTAAAGAAATATTAGGATTAGCCTCCACTGAAAAGAGAGCCTTAACTAAAGCAGAACAAGACGAAATCAATGCTATCCAAAGACAGATGGTGAATACCGGCATTCAAGTTTTATCAGAAAATGAAGTGGAAGCTAAAGCCATTATGGAAAGAATGAAAGCCCAAGCTGGAGAAATATCAGCTACCCAAGCCGCTGAAGTTGTTAGAAACAGTCTGGAGCAAAAAGAGGGAGCAATTAAAGCCGCCAATGACCAGTACAACGAAGTGATAAAAGAAATCATCCGACAACGGGATGAAACTGGCATCATCACCAAAGAACAAGCAGATAAGTTAATACAGGAAGCTACAAGGCAAAAAGACGAGGCCATTAAAAAGGCCGAAGAGATGCACTTAAATGTAGTTGACGAAGCAAAGAAACAGGCTAAAGACCACGTCAATCAGGTGGATTGGGAGACGGGAGAAATAAAGAGCAAGTGGCAAGTGATGAAAGATGATATTGCCAATAAAGCCGCTGAAATCAAAACAAATGTATCAGCTAAATGGGAAGAGATAAAGACCGCCACAGCAGAAAAGTGGGAAAACATAAAGACAACTCTTGCAAATAACTGGCAGTCCATGAAGGAAGATACCCTGCTAAAGGTTCGAGAAATAAAAGAGGATGTAACTGCTAGATGGGAGGAAATAAGGCAATCCACAAGTAGCAAATGGGCTAGTGTAAAAGGGTCTGTGGCAGATAGCATAACCACTATTAAAGATAAGATATCGGAAGGCATAGAAAAGATTAAAGAATGGAATGCCACAAAGGTGAAAGAAAAGGTATTTACTATAGTAGAAAGAATAAAAAGAGTATTTTCCGGTGGAAGCAGTGGCGGAGGTGCTACTTATACCAGCTCTAACTTTAGTGGAACAAGCTTTTTCCAAGGTGGACTTACTATGGTAGGAGAACTGGGACCAGAGCTTGTTGAATTGCCAAGAGGTTCTCGGATTTACAATGACTATGAGACAAAGAACATCATGGGTGGTAATAAAGGAATCACTCAACACATCACCATCAACACCCCAACTCCGTTAACCCCAGCAGAAACCGCAAGACAAATTAAAAATGCATCCCGGCAGCTGGCGTTAGAGTGGTAGGAGGTGTACTTATGGATAAAATCATTATTACCAACCAGAGTGATGAGAGCATCATCTTAGGAAATATGGCCCCTTACTTTCTTCAAATCTTAGACGGTGTGGGGGATGTGCCGGTTACAATAGAAAGCCAAAAAGCACCCAAGCAAGATGGCTCCACCTATATCGATAGCACCTTGGAAAACCGAGCCATCACCATTGAGGGAATGATAATTACTAAATATAATCCCGAAGCAATAAAAGAAGCTAGGAGAAAAATGCAAAAGGTGCTAAACCCAAAACTGGGCTTAGTGACTCTTACTCATCAAGGGAAGGAGATTAAAGCCATTGCAGAAACTACTCCTATCTTCCCTGATGGACAGGGTAATAAAGGACTCTATTACCAAAAATATTTAATTCATCTACTTTGCCATAATCCCTTTTGGCTGGAACCATTTTATGAAAGCCGTGAGATGTCTTATATCATGGGCGGACTTAGTTTTAAGATTAGGCTTCCCACTAGTTTTTCCAGCCGGGGCTTTAGGAGAAAAGCTACTAATGATGGGGATGTATCTACCCCGGTGGAGATTGAGTTTAAAGGTCCAGCCATTAATCCAACGGTAACTAATGAAACTACAGGGGAATTCATCCTAGTTAACAGGGAGCTCGGAGAAGAGGACGTGCTTACGGTCTCCACTACCTTTGGAGAAAAATATGTGCGAATCAATGGGGAGAACGCTTTTCACTATATAGATTTAGACAGTACCTTTTGGCAGCTAGTGCCGGGGGAAAATATTTTAAGCTATGCCAGTAACAACGACAGCATAAACACCAAAGTCATAGTCAAATGGAAAAATCGCTACATCGGACTTTAGGGAGGAGGGATTTTATGGCTGAGAGGTTTAGGTTTTTTGATAGTATTGATGGTGAAGATGAAAGAGAATACACTGCCGATGAATTTGCAGAGTACTTTAGGCAGTTTATTAGAAACGGTATCTTTTCTGGGGGAGAAAATCTAAAAGTAGAAACCAATGAACAAGATATGAAAGTATTTATTAACCCTGGGTATGCTTGGATTGAAGGGTATTTATATAAAATAGATACCGAGCCTTTGGTGATGGAGCATAAGATAGCCGACCCTAGCTTAAATCGGATTGACCGGATTGTCATTAGGCTAGATAAGACATTAGAAAACAGGTATGTAAAAGCTTTCATACTAGAGGGCACACCGGCTGCAACACCTGAAGCACCAGAGCTAACTAGAAATAACAACGTGTATGAAATATCTCTAGCCCAAGTGGAGGTTATTGCCGGGAAGAGTTTTATAGAAAGCTATCAGATAACTGATGAGAGGTTTAATAATGGAGTCTGTGGTATTGTTACACATCTATTTGAACAGGTAGATACTACAGATATTTTCAACCAATATGAACAAGTCTGGAACAAGTGGTTTATTGATAATACAGAGGAATTCAAAAGCCAATTTTTATATTGGTTTGGCATAAATACCGGTGAATGGGGGGAGGATTTTGAAACATGGTTTAAGGGTATAAAAGAGCAGTTGGAAGGCGAAGTGGAAACCGCTCTACTAGAAGAAATAAATGAGATAAGAAATACTAGAACCCTCCCTATAGATATCAAAGATTATAACAAAGTATCACAATGGGCTGATATATTAATACCCGATGAAGACAGGGGAAGGGGCCTGTTGGAGTTTTTATTTGCCTATGGAGGAAGCAGTGAGCAAATAGCAGGTTCTGAGGAAGCTATGCTAGTAATCATGCAAGAATACAGCTTTAATAAGTGTAGACAAGTACCTGTAGACTACGAACAGATTATTTGGAAATTAGGGGTAAGGACAGAAGTGGGAAAGTATTTAACTTGGATTGAAGAATTATTGGCAGATTATACAAGGGGGATGGAGAAATTAAAGCTTGGTTTAGTTTCAGGGGAAGGGAGTAGAGAAATAGCTAGCAATGAATATGCTTTAAGAGTAATCATGGAAGGAGAACGAGAGAAAGGATTAATTGATTATAGAAGAAAACTTGTAGGATAAAGATGGATGCTGATAAGAACATTAATAGATTGGGCTATGAAATGGGCATGCTTGATTTGGTAATTGATGATATCAATTGGGAGGTGTTTTGATTTTGATATATGAGAATCTAAAGGATGTGTTTTTTAATAGCAAATTTCATGTAGGAAAAGGTATGGCAACTTATGATAACAATTTAAGTAAAGCAACTTTTAATATGTTACCAGATATGCAATCAATAGTGGATAGCCAAATAGCTGCGAAAGAGATTATAAATAGCGAGATAACTATGAATGCAATAGCAGGTAGTAAAATAGCAATGGACAAGATAATAAATAGCGAGACAGCCGTGGGTGTATTAGTTAAATCTAACCTAGCAATAGGGAAGCTAGTAGCAGGGTTAGCAGAGCTGGATTCAAGGAATTATGTAGATATGGATGCCGTGGCTAGTGACGAGGCGGCTATGAATCAAATAATAAATAGTGAAATTGCTATGAAAGTGTTAGTAAAATCTAGCTTAGGGATTGGGAAGATAGCAGTAGGGTTAGCAGGGTTAGATCCAAAAAGTTATTCTGATATGAATGAGGTAGCTGGTGATGAAGTAGCTTTATCTGCAATAGTTGGTAATGAAACAGCGGTAAATGTGGTAGGGAAATCTAATTTAGCGGTTGGGAAATTGGCTGTAGGATTGGTAGGGTTAGACCCAAAAGATTACCCAGACACGTACACAGTGGCAAATTGTGAAATAGCCATGAATGCAATAGCAGCTGATACGACAGCTAGAAATGTGGTGCAAAATAGTGAAGTGGCCATGGACATAATAGGGCAATCTAATTTGGCTATTGGTAAATTAGTAGTAGGATTAGCGGGGTTAAATCCCGGGGATTATTCTAATATGTCCGAAGTGGCAAACAACGGAGTGGCCATGGACGAGATAGCAAACAAATCGGTAGCCATAAGGGTGATAGCAGCTAGTGAATTAGCTATGAACATAGTAGCAACAAGCCAGGTGGCTATGAATGCAATAGTGAAATATAATGTTGCAGTAAATGCTATATTGACACCTTCTTTGCCTCACACTTTCAGTAATGCCAGGGCAATATATGATTCGGCATCGTCAAGCGGTATGATTGATATAACAAGGAGATCTGCTGAAACAGTTATATTCAATGGTATAGCTTTAAAGCAAAGGTTGGACTTTACGGATAAAAATACTATGAAAATATATGTATCAGCAGATACTTTAGGTGATACTTCCTCTAGAATGAAAGCAATTGTAAGGATAGGGGATGCCATTGTTCTGGACTTAAGCGGGATAAATGGAAGCTTTGTACAAAGGACTCTTAATGTAAGTGGTATAACGGGAAGGCAGACTGTAGAATTTGGCTACTCCTCTAGTTACTCAGGGGAAAATGAGGAATATAAAGTCCGACATGGGAGGTTCTTCTTAGAGTAAAGGGGTGAAAAAATGATATATTGTATTTTTATCAATAATAGGATGGCGGGATATGCAGCACTACCTTATAGCAGTCAGAATGAAGAAGAGAAAGTAAGGCCTGTTAGTGAAAAGGATTTAATTAAGCTGGTGGGTGAAAACTGGAGAGATGAATACAGTAAAATCGTACTCCAAAATGGTGAGTTGATTATGGATGAAGCCAATTAGAATATTAACACCTGCTTTGGAATTACAAGGGGAGGTAGATAACTATCTCTCCTTTTCCTTTACGAGAAAACACCATACCTATGGAGAATTCCAGCTGACGACCAATCGTAGGGTGCAAAATGCTGATAAGTTAATTATCAATAACCTGATTATGCTAGGAGCAGACAGATATAAAACCGGCATTATCAGGCACAAGGAAATTAAAACAGGGGAACAGGGAGAAGAAATCCTCACAGTTAGGGGCTATACCTTAGGTGTAATTGTTGGCCAGAGAATTACCATTCCACCAGATGGCCTTGCCTATGATATCCAAGAATCTAGTGGGGAAGCCGTAATGAAGCATTATGTTAGGAGGAATGGCCTGGATATACCGAGAATGGAGTTTTCAAATTTTGCAATTGCACCAAATCAAAACCGAGGAGAAACTATCAAATGGCAATCTAGGTTTAAAAACTTAGCGGAAGAACTAGAACAAATAAGCAGGCTTACAAATCTAGGATGGCAAATCTATTTAGATTTTGATTTGAAGAGGTGGATATTTGACATATATAATGGAAGGGATTTTTCTGCAGGCCAAAATATTAACCCTCCCGTTATATTTTCGCCAGAGTTTGATAATGTAAAAAGTCAGGAATATGTGGACAGTTTAATAGGCTATGGGAACTATGCAATTGTGGCCGGTCAAGGGGAAGGGGCAGAACGGAAAATCGCCATGGTAGGTGATGATGCGACTGGTCTTGATAAGCATGTCATCTTTGTGGATGCGAGAGATATTGAAAATACCGCTGACTTAATGCCCCGGGGTGAAGCCAAACTATCCGAACATAAAAGGAATACTTCCTTCCAGTCCGAGGTCTTGCCCTATGGTCCATTTCTTTATCAAAAGGACTGGGATGTGGGGGACATAGTGACGGTGCAAAACAAGGATTGGGGACTGACCATGGATGTTAGAATAACTGAAGTGGAAGAAGTTTATGAAGCCGGTGGCTTTAAGCTTAACGTTACCTTTGGCAATAACATCCCAACCCTTACTCAAAAGCTAAAGTCTACCCTTCAAGAAATGAAAATAGATAGCACACGTTAAGACATCCAAAAGGTGTCTATTTTTTATACCGAGAGGAGGAAGTAACACATGAAAGATTTTATTCACACCCTGCAATTACTCTTTACAGCCATTGGGGGTTACATTGGCTGGTTTTTAGGTGGCTTTGATGGATTGGTTTATGCACTAGTGGCCTTTGTAGTTATTGATTACATCACTGGTGTAATGGTAGCCGTCCTAGAAAAGAAATTATCCAGCAATATCGGCTTTAAGGGCATCTTTAAGAAGATGCTCATTTTTATCTTTGTGGGGATTGGCCATATCATAGATTTTCACATTATTAAAAATGGTAGTGCAGTAAGGACTGCTGTGATTTTCTTCTATCTGTCCAACGAAGGTTTAAGTATTGTTGAAAATGCCACCAGGATTGGCCTACCTGTACCGGAGCAGTTGAAGGCGGTATTTAAGGAGCTTAGGAAGGAGGATGAAAAGAATGATTAAGATATGCTGTGATTATGGTCATGGTGGGAATGATTCAGGGGCTGTATATAAAGGAAGGAAAGAGAAAGATGATAATTTAGCCATAGGAAAAGCAGTGGCTAAAGAATTAAGAAGACATGGGGTAATCGTTGATGAAACCAGAACCGGGGATAAAACCGTAAGCCTAAAGGAAAGAAGCAACCTTGAAAACAGAGGCAGCTATGATTACTTCATTTCCTTCCACCGAAATGCCTTTAAGCCAGAACAGGCAAAGGGAGTAGAAACCTATACCTACCTAAATGCCGGGGTGAAGGCTAAAGGTTTAGCGGCAAAAATTCAGGCAGCACTGGTGGGTGTAGGGTTTACTAACCGGGGTGTGAAAGAAGCAAACTTTCATGTCCTGCGGGAAACAAAAGCTCCAGCGGTATTAGTGGAAATAGGGTTTATTGATAACACCGGCGATAACCAGCTATTCGATACCAAAAGGGAGGAGATTATAAAGGCAATTTCCAAAGCAATTCTATCCCAACTAGGGATTAAATATGTAGAAGCCCAGCCCCGGCCACCAACCGGCAAAACGCTCTACCAGGTAATGGCAGGCTCTTATGCAGTTAGGGAAAATGCCCAGAGGCAGGTGGAAAGGTTAAAGAAAGCAGGGTTTGATGCCACCATTATGAGATTTAGGCCTTGAACTAAAACAGTTCAGGGCTAATTTTTTTACCCCTTAAATCTTGATTTCCCCATATAAATTAAAACCTAATTATAAGTGAGATATAACTTGATAAAGATTGAAAGTCATTTTAATATGCTACTACCAATCAAGAAGGAGGAGAAAGAAATGCTGTATAATCAAGCAGTTGATAGCTTTATCAACAGTATGAAGATCGCCGACAGATCCAAGGCAACCATTACTGGATATGAAAAGGAACTCAGATATTTTCATAACTTCCTAACAGTTAAACATAACTGCTTAGTCTATATGGAGGATATTACCTTAGAAGATATTGAGGATTACCTTATGGATAAAAAAGAAAAAGGTCATGCCTCATCAAGCAGGAGCAGAGCCGTATACATCTTAAGAAGCTTTTACAACTATTGCTGCAAGAAGGACATTTGCCCTAAAAACCTGCCCAGCCTGTTGGAACCTGTGAAAGTAAAGCAAAAGGAGCGGGAGTTTATTACCGAGGAGGAATTCGAACAACTAGCAGAGGCTATTAAAAAGCCAGTCATGAGAACCGTGGTCCAAACCATGTTTTATACCGGAGGCAGGATTTCAGAAATACTAAACCTTAAGCTAGAAGATGTGGATTTAGAAAATAGGATACTCCACATTATTGAAGGCAAGGGCAATAAGGATAGGGATGTGCCTATCAACGATAAGCTGCATACCATCCTTGCAAACTATCTGGAAAACATTCGGGAAACAGAAGTGCCCTCGGACCGGTTCTTTGTTAACAAAACCACCGGCAAGGTTTCCGCCAGCTACCTTAACCGCTGCATCAAACAAGCAACATATGAACTAGGGTGGAAAAAAGATATCAGCTCCCATGTTTTAAGACATTCATTTGGCACTAACCTTTTAGAAAAGGGAGCCTCGGTGGTAAGTATTCAAAAGCTACTGGGTCACACCAGCCTAGCAGTGACTTCAAGGTATCTACACCAAGATATGAAAACCCTAACCGATGCGGTTAATCTTTTGTAGGAAGGAGGATTTAAGATGCGTCATTACGAAAAACCTATTTATGATAAGAAGGTAGAAAAGATACTGGAGCTGTTAAAGTTTATGACCAGGGATGAAGCGGCAGAGGAACTGGGGTATAAGAATTATAGAGGCATGGACCAGTATATGCGAAGAAAGAATTTTGTCTTTGACCAGAAGCAGATGCAATACATCCCTGCCATAAATAGAGTAAGCGAGCTAGACCGAGACCCTAAAAGCTATGCTCCTACTAAAGTGGTAAGAATCATCTCTGCCTTTGAAGAAGAAAATGCTGACCCTAAAGTTATTGCCAAACAAGCCGGGTTCAAAGACCATAGAGAAATGGCAGAATACATGAAGAACAAAGGCTATGAATGGAATGCCTACAAGAACAATTACCTAAAGGCAGTGGGCAGAGTTGATGAAAAAGAAGAACCGCCGGAAGTTAAACTAACCAGAGAAGACCTCCCAGATGATTTGGCAGAGTATGTGCCTTTTATAAGATTTTTGTATGAAAAGCGAGATGATATTTACCAGCTCCTAACTGGCGTTAAGGAAGATGGTAAAATTCCAAGATACGCAGTCCCCGGCCTTGTGAGAACGAAAGCCATCTACATGAGCGATATGATAGCAAGACTTGCAGCGGAATTTAGCAAGGAAAAGAATATAACCCAAAGAGAAATTATGGAGGCTGCTCTTATTGAATATCTACAGAAGTATGGGTTTAAAAGAGAGATAGACAGCCTTTTGAAGAGCTAGTAAAAATTTATTTTAGTGAGGAATATTTGTGGTATAATGAAAAGTGATCATACTCCAGTGACCTACGGGCCTGGGGTTTTACATAAAAATAAAACTATAATAATCAATTATTTATAAGGAAAACTTTATGAATAATAAGCTAGTAAAACCTATCAGTATGGATAATGGAACTCATCATATAAAAGGAACGTATATGGGGTATTAAGAAGCCGCTGAACCCTTTGATTTACGGGGCTTACGGCGGTTTTTTATATGCTCGATTTAGGTCGCTTTCCTTATATTAATACTGCTAAAACTCAAATGGTAATAGACGGAGTAATCTACAGAGCTGACGAAGATACAATAGTTAAAGATGAAGATGGAAACATTGTCGGATTAGGAACCTTTGACCCAATAGAAAAAGGAGACACAGTTGATGTAGATGGTGATGTTTATACTATCGTAGAGGAATAAGATTAATTGAAAACAGCGGTGCCTGACACCAAGTTTTCAAGTTATTGCACAAGTTATTGCAAGTTTTCAAGTTATTGAATAGAAGCATCTCACTTGGTAGAAATACCTGTGAGGTGCTTTTTAATTTGGTACAAAATCAGTATTTTGTGAATAATTCATAGTGCCTAACGGTGCCTGACATCAAGTTGTTGAATTATTGAATGAAAGCCTCTTACAGGCAGAAGTATTTGTGAGAAGCTTTTTATGTATAATAGCCTTGAATGTGCAGAGAATAATTTAAATTAAATATAAGAAGGTTATTATGCTTACATTAGAGGAAACTTATTCACTTGTCTATAAAAATATACTAAGAGCTGTTAATCCGCTGAAAAAAAGAATAATCAAGACTGAATGCATAGTCCATCAGGATATTAATAATCAGTCTCTTCATATTTTGAGGAACGACGGCTATTTTGATGTTTATAATCTTATGTCAACCCATATAGATGACATAAATGCCGGGGTTGTTTGGGCTGACCAGGATTTAAAGAGCAGTAATCATTTTTACAGCCCAAAGACTAAGCGTGGTTTATACGGCAACAGTAATGCCAAAAATGAATGTGAGTCTTATTATAATAGGGCTTTAAATGAG